TCAGCCATCTGTTCCCTCCTGTAACTGTTCTAGGTCTGTGGTCATTTCTTCCCACGCTTGCATTGTTTTTGTCTTTTGGTTTGAATGATAAATACTAAGTTCAAATAATTCTGAAAAGAATGTTTCTAATACTTGCGATAAATTGTAAAGAGCACCTGTAAATATAACAAGTAAATCTGTTGGGCGTACAGGGCGTGGAACCCTATCGTTGTGATTCAGCACCCTGTACACCCTTCAGTAAATTAAGCCTTCTTGCCTTTGCGAGCAGCTGGAGCGTAGCCAAACTTGACTTCTCCACCCTTAACTGAACCAGCCTTTGTATCAACCTTAACTGGCTGTACTGGAGCCTTTGCGTGTGTTCCCTTGTTCATAGTGCGCCTCCTTTCCTTTATGCTGCGCCAGTTATACCGGCTAGTAGTTGTGCTATATCGGGACGTTGACCAGCAGCAGGGGCCATACCACCTTGTTCTTGTGGAGGTTGCGCTGAGGCTGGGGCGGGGGCCGCACCTGCTGCTGGAACTTGAGGAGGCATACCTGCCATTGCCATTTCAGGCATAGCAGGAGCTGGAGGTGGAGGTTCTGGCGCAAACGCCTTTTCCACGATTGACTCTAACGACAAACCTTTTTGACGACCCGCGATGACTTCAGCAATGCGAGTAACAGCCTGGGAAGGATCTTGACCTTGGTAGTTCACGGCGTACATAGTCGCGGGAAACAAGTTTATCTGAACGCATTTGTAGTAATGCGATAACTGCACGGTTAGGGTCCATACCGGACATAATTCCGTAGCGTACATCTACTCCGTACTCACCCTTGATGTCACGGGAAGGGATGTACTTGAGTGTGTAAGGTGTACCGTCATCGGTTCCCTTAATTGTTTTCTGGATAGATCCGAAGATCTTCTCATCTACCTCAAAGCAAAGACCAATAAGATCTTCAAAGAGGCGTGCAAACTGTGCTTGTGCTGCCTTGATCTGTGTATCAAAGCCTGCCTGTAGTGCTTGTACACCACGTCCTGTAACAACGGAAGCGTTGATCTCACCAGAGCGTGATTCTGGATAACGAGCACCAAGACGTAGTTCACGCTCAAGGACACCGGACTCAGTAAAGACTCCAGGTGGTAGATCTAGTCCTACACGACGGATGTTCTGCGGATTAGCAGAACGCATAATCGCATCAGGTCCGAGAGCAAGTTCTTGCACATCCTGTGGGATAGCAATAGGTGCTTGGATAGACTTTTCTGCTGCTTGGATCTGCAAGATAGCAAAGCGAGCACGAGCAAGTTGTACTGCTAGTACATCATCAAACTGACCACGTGCCTGCTCATCAAGAGACGGACGGATATAGACACGTGCTAAACACTTACCAACTGGGTTAGGTACACGTGAGAGTACCAAGTTGTTGCGCTGTGGCAGATAGATGAGATCTTGGTCTGCATCGTGATAGCGCACGATAGTCATATATGGAGATCCTGGTTGGAAGTTATTCTTCTTCAGGATCGCTTCTGCAAACTCTGGGTACTGTGCTGCGATTGTATCAGCATCAGATACGATCAACTGGCTAAGTGAGATCGTGCGACCAAAGCGGTCCATCTCTGGGTAGCAACCTGTTGGATCAAGTAGGCGCATACGAGGGTTGTTATCCTCATAGTCCATCTCTACCATACCGATAGTCATACCGTAGGTGTTATACCAGTCAGCGTTCTTGTAGTTCTGTAGTGAAAGGTTGGAATAAGATACGTAGTAGTTAGCGATACGAGTGCGGGTATCTGCTGCCTTACGCTGTGCATCAGAAACCATATTGTTTGCAGAGCAGTTAAAGGAAGGTAGAGGAGCACCGGCTTCAGCCAAGTCACGTGCTGCAACGTCAATGAAGTTAGCAACGAGTGGCTTTGGGTAATCCTCGGAGAACATTGATGGGAATACTTTAGACAAGTCTCCCTGACGTACAGAAAGAACGTCGCGCATACGCTGATCGCGTGGAGCGTACTTGGTACGCAAACGCGCTAGCTTCGCGTCAATCTCTTTAACTGATAACAATGGAACTCCTTAGATGAATGTCTTGTTTTGCTCTGCGATAAGTTCATCTATGTTGACGACTACTCGCTTGCCTAGTTCTCTCCTAGACAAAAATGGATTCTTCAAGTGATGGCTTGCATACTGACCATAGTTGAGCATCTCGCGTGCTCGGATCTCACAGAACCACAGGGCCATTACTAAGTCGGTCTTACCCTTAGTAGTGGGAGTCCACGTAATTAACTGCTCAATCAGTGCCTTGACGTTTTCAGTCTGGTCACTAGGTAGGTGGATCAAGTTATCTCGGTGATGCTTACCATCGGACTGCTTAGTTCCAAAGAGTGTAGCCATTGATGCAACACCGAAGCCTGCATCCCACTTGTTCTGACCTGTGTGGTGTTCTTTAAGTAGTACACCTCTAGTAGCAAGGTGCTGCCTAATTCCTTCATCTTGGGTAAGGAAGGCTTGGAAAGCGTTCTTCTCTACTACCCATTCAGAAGGACTGTATAGCGAAGTCCAACTAAAGATCAGTTCGCGGATCTGTGCCGGAGACGGACCAGTGATCTTGATAGCATCAACAATGTAACGTTTATTGGAACTTCGATCAATAGCATAGCAGATCGCAGCAGTATCACCGACCATAGCAGGATCAAGACCACAGATAATACTAAAGCCAGAAAGATCTTTCGGATGACCTGGATAACCTGGTTCAAGACGACCTGACTTTCTCATCCCGTCAATAGAACCTTTAACACAGACGGGATCAAAAGCTGCGTTCTCAGATATATCTTGTTGCTGGTAGACCAACGCCCAGGTAGATGTATCCATCGCTTGGCGTTCGTTGTATAGGTTACGACCAGACCAACGTGGGTATAAACCTTCTTCGTTCTTATCGGCTTCTTCTTGCCCATCAAAGGGCATATCCGAATAAGGCCAAAGCGTAACCCACTTGTCAGGGTCCTCATCTGCTTCCAAAAGCGCCGGCATAGCCAAGTACTTCCAAGGAACTAGCCCACCAGGGTAGCGGTCCTCAGAGCGTAGCTCGCGGTAGAGATCTACCGAGGCCACACGGGTACCAATAACAATCAATTTACCTGTAGGGTTCAAACGAGATCGCACGTCTTGGGTCAACCAGCGGATCTGCTTCTCAAACTCATTAGCGTTCTTTAATGTCACAGCGTCGTCTACGATAATCATATCTGCACGCTTACCGTAGATCTGACCACCGATACCGACGGCCTCGATGTTCGGGTCCTTTTCAGATGACTCACGGAGTTCATCACCGAAGGTAACACGGGTTGCCTGCCACGAAGCAGACTTAGAGTTAAACCCTACGCCAGCAGCATACGCAGTCTGTAACTCTTGGTACATTGGGTGCGTCAGACGTTGCTTGATGGCGTAGAGAAAGTCGGCAGCTAACTGCTGCGTTTGGGAAACTATCAGTACTCGAAAGTTAGGATTCCTACATACCTGCCACGTCACGTAATCCACCGTAATTGTGATGGACTTGGCGTGGTTTGGCGGGATGTTGATAAGCACACGGTTTGAGGCCAACCCTGGTTCAAACTTCATAGAGGGGTGTAACCACCCTGGTTCACGACCTTCAATCACATCTACGATGTTCTGCTGATGTGGGAAGGTACGGCTATGGAGGAACTGCTGGCGGAACTCTGGAAAGGTCATATCGTGGACATCGGATGAGGCAAAGGACTTATCCTTCAAACCTAGCCGTGTCCGGTCAATCTTGTCTGCAAAGATCTTATCAGTGCGACGGTAATACTCGTAGGTCTTAATAGACTTACCTGCGCTGCCACAGGCAGCTTCAATGGTCATACCTTCTGAGACACAGCCTAGGATGATTCGCTTGGCGATGTCGGCGGAATTATCTGCCACGTAGTGTCTCCTTAAAGATTGTGGGAAACGGCACGGGCCGGAATCAGATTCTCTTATGGTGGGTTAAAGCGATTCGATTTAGTGGTGGGCTAAATATAACTATCCCCACTAAAAGGTGCCGACAGCAACGGGCTTAACGCCCGAGCGAAGCCACAGCGAGTGAGGGGTAAGTTGGAACTCGGCCTAGGGGCCTCGCCAGAGGACCGCGTAGGGGCTATCCACACTGCCGCCCCTACTATATATAAGGCAGGAAAAAAAGGCCATTTCCTGTTTTTACGGTGTGACGTTGCTCACATACTATAAAAGTCCTGTTCAGACGGGGTTTCACTTTAGCAAATATATTTTTCTGGGGAGTACAGGGACCGCCCGTGCTGGGATTCAATATGAGGGGTCTCGTTCTGCGCGGTCTGCGGTCTGCCCTGCATACTCTCGGTCTAGCCCTGCGGTCTAGCGTTGATGTCTAGTATTTTTTGAGGGGCTGACTACCGCTACGGCTAACCCTTAACCCTTAACCCTTACCTAATTAAGTAACCGATACAGCTAACCCTTGCACCTGCTAACCCTTGCAAGGTCTAGCCCTACCCGCTAACAGCTAACAGCTACCCGCTAACAGCTACCCGCTAGCCTATTGCCTAGCCCTATAGCTGGCCTCTCTCCTATCCTTGCCAGCTTGCGACACGATAGAAAATAATCTTGCTTAGGTCTTGTCTATGGGGTATAGGTAGGTATACACTCACACTAGCGAGATCAAGCTCGCTACCTAATGAGAGGCAAGAAAAAATGACTACAGCTACAGCACTAGATCTAGACTCAATGACTACAGGCGAGGCTAAGCTCGTACTAGATAAGGTTATTAAGCAGATAGCAGAACAGACAGGCGAGATTCTAATTGCTAGTGATGATGTAAAAATTATCGCTTACGCAATAGAAAATAATTTACAGCTACGCGATTACCTTATGGGCTTAACTAGCGACGGGCTAAGCGTTGAGAGTGTGGCTAACATTTTGCGCGTAATGGTAGTTCTACTTAACAGCGCAGAATTGCCAGCCTATCCGGTCGAAACTGTTCTCGCTAGTTATAAGTACCGACTAGGAGACAGCGAGGCTGTTCTAATGCTCGCTAATGGTCTAGCCCGTAACTACTCACTAGCGCAATTATTGCAACGCGTTTTCAATGCTGGCTGGCCTGTTGAGTCATTTGAGAAAATGTCTAACGAGCTACACGCTAAAGTATTAGCAGAATTGACGCGTACTCAAGAACTAGCTGTAAATGAGGCTAACCGCTAATGAGTGAGCTGTTCTACGCGCTTAGCGTATGGCTCGCGCTGGCTGGCTGTGTTCTTGCTGGCTGTGTTCTATGGGCTGTAATTGAGGCTGGCTACTTTATCTATTGCAAGGTGCGCGGGATAGATTACTAGCTAGGGGCGTACTGTAGGGCTAGGGGAGAGATCTCCTAGCCTTACGGTCTGCAACTAGGCAGAATTGAGAGAGAGGTAAGGCTATGGCTACGACGCTACACCTAGGCGATTGCCTAAATAATTGCATAATCTGTGAGCACAGATATCACGACGGGCAAGAGGTCTGCGATACCTGCGGGAGAGATTTTAGATCTAAAACAGAATGGAGAATAGGCTAATGAGCGAGAGAGTACAGCTAACGGCTACCCGCGACGGTAACGCCTACCTAGGCAATTTCTACCGCGTTAGCGCGTGGAGAGGTAACAGCTACCTAGGGGAGAGGATCTACGCGGGCTATAGTAAGCGAGACAGCCTACGCCTAGCGCGGGAGATCATAAGAGAGAGAGGCGAGCTATACGCTAGCTAAGGTCTGGCGTATAGGGTAGGCTAACCTAGATCTGTTTATTATCTCTCACTCTCTCCTAGCTGTAGCGGGAGAGGGTGAGAGAGGGTAAATAGCCCTAATTTGAGAAGAGGAAGAGGAAGAGGGCGAAAATGTCTGCATTTATGGTGAACGAGGACACGCTAGATCTATTGGCTAGCGTTGCGGTCTGGTCTAATCACGGGCTGTTTATCTATGCGAAAGAGGGAACACTACCGCCACGCGGTGAGCTTGAATATGCGGGAGAGGGCGAGAGTATCTACTACCGCGCTAGCCACTTAAAGAACATCAAGGAAGAACTACGGCTAGAAAATATAGCGAGTTTATGGGCGCGCTACCCTAACGACGGGGGAACTATGGCGGGAGAGGGCGCACCCTTTAAGGCTATTTACCGAGATCAGGCTACATTTAGCGAGGTGCTAGGCGCGCTAGCTTGCTACGAGTATCAGGCTTGCGAGAGTGAGAACTGGCCAAATAGTTATGCTCACCTATTATGCGTAGGGATTCGTAAAGCTATCTGTGGGCTTATATCTGACGGCCAATGGGAATACGAAAGACCGGCAGGGCAAGCACAGCGCGTTGATCTTATGGATATTTTAAGCGATTAAGTAGGCGCGTACTGTAGGGCTTAGGGTTATCTCTAAGCCTTGCGGTCTGTACCTAACAGCTAGGGCAGACCTCACCCGTAAACGCGGGAGAGGGAGAGAGAGAGGGCAAGTAATGACTAAAATTAAAATAGAATTTGAGTGCAACGGTGACGCTAAAGAATTTTTTAACGGAATCATTCAAGATTACTATTACTCAGTAAAGAATAGTGAAGATAAAGAATTAGCAACGCAATATGAAACACTTAAATACAAGATAGAGGGAGAGTAATGACTAAGGCAATAGACGCATCTAATGCGTACATAGATTTTGAAGAGGCGATAGGGCTAGAGGAATTGTATGCCCGTACCCTAGATCTCATCATTGAAATAGCCACCGAGGAAGAGGGCGAGTACGACGACAAGGAAGCCGTCATATACATTGAAAGACTTATTGGGTACGCTAACCGATACGCTAAGGAAGAGGGAGAGGTTAAGTAATGACTGATGTAATGGAAGATGATTCAATTTCGTGGGGTGAGCTGGCAGAATTGACTCACGCCACGCAAGTAGAACGATTCGGGTGGTGCATATGCGAGGATACCGAAGATCAAGGGCAACTAGCTGATGATTGTCCAGTAGAGAAAGAGGGCAAGTAATGAAAAGATATACATATAGCGTAGAGCAGATCATAAGAGTATCGGCTAACTCTGAGGAGGAGGCGAGAGAACTCTTGCCTATGTACCCTAGTGGCTTTGAGGGTCAAGCATATTATGTAAAAGAGGAGATCATTGAATTGGTAAATGAATTGGAGATTAAGTAATGAGAGTAGGAGAACTATCAGGAGAATTGCAAGCACCTAATAAGTGTTGCAACGACTATGATCTATGGGCAGATTGCGATAAAGAGGGTCATAGTGAGGGTTGCTTTGCAACCTATTGCGATAAGTGCGGAACTATTAACTATCGAGATTGCGAGGGAGAGAGTAATGAATAAAGAATACCTACAAGCTAAGGCAAATCTATGCTCAGAATTAGCGCAGGAGCAACTGACCAATGGAGACAATGAGAACGGGGTCAAGAACCTCAAGCGTATGATCCGTGCGCTGGAGGAGATCAACCTTATCAACTACCTAGAAGAGAGAAGAGGGCGAGAGTGAGTAAAGTATGTAAAGATTGTGGATACCCTGGTTGGTGGGTAGATAATGGTTGCAATAAGTGTGGATTTGAGGGCGAGAATGGGTAACTTCTATTCAACTAATGAGAAGCTGATCTACCTTTATGAAGTCACCGACCCGCAGGGCGTAGCCCTATGGGGAGGGGAGAAGATTGAGGATATGTTCGACTGGTTCCGGCGATCACCGCAGGGGGCGAGGGTATTTATCTCCACTTGGGAGAGTGATGAGGAGGACGCTCACCTAATGGGTACGCCTATCGAGATCACCTCTATCGTGGCAAGCAAAGCGGGTGAGGGCAAGTGAGCTATACCTTGGGGATACTGGCAATTTTACTGATAACATATGCACTTATAGTAACGGAGGATAAGTTTAACAATGGAGATAAATAGAAGGATCGAGTCTGCTAAGCGTAGCGCAGTAGGCTATCGCAACTATCGGAGGGCGAGGGATAGGGCGATGACGCGTCTATCCAATGCTTACCCTGAGACATACAAAGAACTGCTTGAACAGGAGAAAATTGTAGATGAACAGATGGGTAAGAAGTGGCTTGATATTGACGGCAGTACTGACCAGTATATGGATACTAACACCAGCTCATCACCTTCGGGTGGAGGAGAGGGCGACAAAGCCAGC